AGCACCCAACTGGGATAAGGCTTAGGCGGGATGAAAGCGTCTCGGTCAGGGTCGTAGGTGCCACCGATGAAAGCAGGATTCGCGTCGTTGTATTCCACAAAGCCCTCTACGTTCCAATCGTCACCAGCAACGATGATGTTGACCACAATGCCATTGGCATCAATTTGCGCCATTTGCCTCATGCTAAGTACCTCACAATTACAACGCCTGCATAACCGGCTGTGGCGGCGGCGTTACTCCCCCCTTGCCAACCACCACCTCCTCCGCCACTACCAAAAGATGTTGAAGCCGATGATGTATTAACTACTGTTCCACTGTTGTTTACTCCACCCGATCCAGCACCAGTTCCGCCAACGCCTCTTGTCGGTGTTCCTCCAGTATTCAAAGATCCACCGCCGCCGCCAGAACAAATGACTGTCATGCCTGTAAATGATGTGAAATTTGCGGCGGTCAAGTTTGAATCAATGCTTGTTAGTGTATAACCAGCGCCACCATTTCCTCCGGCTCCGCTACCTGAAGTTGAAGCGGCAGCTCCGACAGCAGTCGCTCCTCCCCCGCCGCCACCAACGAAAATTGTTGCAGAGTTAGCACCATTCCCACCATCATTTGTATTTGACGTACCCGCGCCTTTGGTTCCTTTTGACTCCCCTTCGCCACCACCACCGCCAGAGCCATTACCAGAAGCCCCAGCAGCGCTCGATCCCCCGCCACCAGATCCGCCTGCAGATGATGTATAAGTTGTGACGCCAAGAACAAATGAAGATGTTCCTCCGGTGCCACCCGCCACAAGTCCGTTTGTATTTGTAGCGCCAGCATTTCCTACAGTAACGGTATATGCGCTTGCGCTTGCTGTGACGGTAGTAAACAAATCAAGCTCGCCGCTTCCACCACCACCGCCGAGATCATAACCACCTGCGCCGCCACCGCCGCAAGACATGACTTCAAAAGGCTGTCCTACACCGGTGGTAACTGTAAACGTGCCAGACGATGTGAAGATATGGTATTTATAAGAGCCTACAGTTTTGACTTCATCTCCGCCTGTTGCGGAGATAAGTTCCGTAATTGTTGTTGCAAGGTTAGAAGCGTAGGAAATCCAGCCTTGCGTTGAATCCACATAAACAAGATTTATAGCACCTCTTTGGGTGTTAACGAGCCCGGCAGCAGTTGAGCCATTGATCTTTCCGCCATTAGGACTGATCCTCAGCGCATTCGTATTCCACGTCCCCGCATAGTCCGTCAGCGTCACAAGATTCCCTGCGCTTGGCGTTGCAGGCAGCGTGACGGTGAAAGTTGCTGAAGTGGTGTTGCAGGGATAAGCTCTGCCTGCGACTGCGGTAAAGCCTGTGGTTTGGACGGATTGCCATGCTAAGCCTGCTGTAGCAAAACTTAAAGTTCCCGAGCCATTAGTGACAATGGCTTGCCCTGCTGATCCGTCTACCGTGGGATAAGAAAGCCCACTTAACTTGACAGCTCCTGTTCCTTTCGGTGTCAGCGTGATCCCAATATTGGTATCCCCACCCGTTGCTGAAATCGTGGGCGCGTTGCCTGTCGCAGCATTTGCCACCGTGATCTCATTCACCGCAGAACCTGTCGCGGTCACGTTAATCAGCTCGTTGCCGTTCGTGTCATTGATGCTTGTGATGACTTTGGGGGTTGTCAAACTTGGAGATGTTCCAAAAACCAATAGTCCGGTCCCTGTTTCATCTGTCATCGCAGAAGCAAGATTAGCCGAAGATGGTGTGCCAAGCCATGTTGCCACGCCTGAACCAAATGACGTTATACCCGTACCCCCGGAGGCGACCGGAAGCGCCGAGCCAAGAGTCAAGGACGTTAAATGCGTAACCGCGTCAACGACGTTCGTGCCATTGTTGTACACCCACATGGACTTACCCGCAGGAACTGCGATACCAGTACCTGTAGTGTTTTTAACGGTGATGGTATCAGCCGTACCGTTGTTAATCAGGTAGGGCTTTTCAATCTGGCAACCACTACCAAGGATCAAGTTCCTTGCCCCGCCCGTTGTGCCTGTCAAATTAAGACGTAAGTTTCGAGCAGTTTGAGCGGCAATAGAATCTGTAAGGGTAACGGTTACATCAGCGCTAGAAAAAGTAACATCAGCACTACCTGCAATTGCGGCCCCAAGAACGTCATTACCTAAGTTACTATTGGTGGTTGATCCCCAAGTACCGCTTTGATCGCCCGTACCAATTAATTCAATTTTAAGATCTGACCATGTACTTGCCATAATTTATTCCTTATGCCGCTACGGGTATCCAATTTGGAGTTTGATTTACATCAATAGAAACCCAATTAGGATTGCTAATTATAGGTGTACCGCCAACTAAACTCAATGCCCCAGAAGAAGGCTGAAAGACTGAAGTTCTAATTATTGTCGGAGCTGCCCCTACAACAGCAAGAGCACCAGCACTTGGAATAATAACAACACCACTTACTACAACGCTTGGAGCTGATCCAACAACAACTGCACCACCCGTTGGGGTTATAACTTTCCCAGTACTGGATGTTGGCGCATAACCCTGAAGAGCAATTGCCCCTACACCGGGTTCAATTGTAGAGGCTAGACTTGGCGCAATGCCAAAAGCAACAAGACTAACTGTGCCGGGAATTGCTACCCGTCCATCAAGAACTGTCGTTGCTGCACCAGTTAAAGTTACAGACCCTGTAGGCGGTGTTAATACAGCACTTTGTTCTATGCCCGGAGCGTTTCCAGCAAAAACTGCATTATTTGCTGCTGGGGTAATAAAAAAGTCAGTACGTGTTTCAGGCGCTGCTCCAGTTACAATTATTGTACCTGATGCTGGCTGAATAACTATTCCCGTAACTACAAGCGAAGTTACACCAACAAAACTTGCTGAACCTTCTGTAGGGCTTGCCGTTGTTGCTAAAGACGGAGCCGCACCTGTAAAGGTTAAATCATTAGTGGCTGGAGTTATCCGATAATCATTTAGCAACTGTGGAGCAAATCCAGCAAATACCGCTGAACCCGTCTGAGTTGTTATGGGGATGGATATGTACGAATCAGGTGCTGCACCCGCTAAATTAAGTGCCCCAGCCCCCGGCGTTATAACACTAATACGAGATACAGTAGGCGCTACACCTGCAACAGATAGAGCACCAGCATTTGGGGTGATAAGAATGCCCACGCCCCAGCCATAAAGCCCCCAACCACTTCGGCCCCAACCGGTTTCAGTCGCCACAGCGACCCCCTAGTCTAGGTGAGGGTGAAAACGCCCGTTGCAGCAGGAAGCACCGTCAACGTGTTGGGAGAAGATACCGTAAATTGCGCTGAAGAAAGCTGACAAAAACAAAGAAGTTTGCCGTTAGCTAACGTAGCAGCCGATTGGAAAATCACCGCATATTTTACGTTAGTTAACGGTGCGCCTGAAGCAGTAAAAGTAAGACCCACTGTTGAGTAGGTAAACTTCATTTGCTTAGCCGAAGCTCCAGTAGTCCACTGCCCCGTTGCCGGTACAAGTGATTTACCTCCAGCAACATAACCGCCTGTCGCTGAAATTTGGTTGGTCAGCGATCCGTAAGTGCTTAACGTAAACGTCGAAGTGTTACTAGCGCTTCTAAAAAGTGCCATCCTAAAGTTACTAACGCCAAGCTGGATCGTACCGTTACCAAGGTATCGTTTAGCGTCATTATAAAGTTGCCATGCGGAAGCGGCCATTTCAATACTCCTTAATATCGGCGTTTGACGCCCCAGTGACTAAAATTTGATGGAGTAATCCGCCATAGATTTGAAGTTCCATAGCATCCCCCATGTATTTAATTAAATCAATAAATTCTCTAGCTTGCGAGACCATCCAAGGGTGACAGTAAAAGATCTTCCCACCAACTTTTACAGGGACCACTAAAAGGCCATCGTTTTCTGGTTGTGCGTAAGCGTGATGCTTGCCGTCTTCCAAACATGAATCACACCCAAAGATGTGAAACCGCTTGAATCCTAGCATTCTAAACATAGGAATGGCGCGAAGCAAGGCCGTAGAGCCTCCCGGCACCGCATACCAGTTTTTGTACTCAGTTGCTAAGATTTCTTGAATCTCTTCTGCGGTTGTATGCCAGATGTACGTTTGTTCTTTAGGCATACCGTCAAACACTGACGGGTGGCATTGTGAAGAAAGAAAATACTTACAGGTTGGAATAATCGTAGTCAAAAACCGTTTATTGAACTCACGACCATCCACCATAAAAAAAGCAGAGGGCATAAGATCGTGATCGAGACAGTATTGATACGCGTTATTCAGCGTGATAAGTTTGACGCCTTGTTGCCGAAGTTGTTTAATAGTGTCGATATGCTCAGCTAATGAAGGCCCACCACCAACAATCATAACCTCTACGTCGTTTGTGGGATGCGGCGCAATCGGCTGAAAACCTAAACGGATGTTGTGCGCTACATTAGATTTCAAAACTTCAAGGTCTATATTTAGCGACCCTTCCATCTCTACTTTTTCAGCAGCCACCCAAGTTTCTTCGTCCTTGGGGGGAATAGGAGCAATCACAACACGAGGGGGTTCAGAAAAAAATCCTACAGGAATAGTCATCATGCAAGCCTTATTAGTGCACCAGTGCTAGTATTAGGGGGAAATTCTACTACAAAGGTAGTCGTAGAAGTCTTGTCTGAACCAAAATCAAGGACACAAATAGCGGGATCACCGCCACCTACTTTATAAATCAAAGCCCCACGAGCCGTAAAAGCACCGGACCAAGAAGCATTAGTAAAGTCAATGTAAACAATACCATTGGTGGTATCAATAGCAAGTGAAGGAACGATAAGTGCGCCACCCGCCGTGTACCCCGAAGCAGATACTTGACCGGCGGTAGCCACCGAATAAGCCGTCGTAGTTTGATCGAGCGTAGCATCGTTAGTGTACAAAGCTATTTTAAAAGTTTGTACTGTAGTCGCAGAAAAATCAAAATCTCCTTCAAACAACTGTTGCTTAAAGGAGTTGCATGTGTAATTGCCAGTAAAAGCCATTAGTTTACTGACATCCTGATTTGGCCAGACCTGTAAGCGTCACGACGCTCCAAACCATCACCAAGACGTTTAGCAAGGATCATAGCTTCTTCGTAGCGCTTATTGTAGTTAGCAATAACATCAGCTTCACCCTTCATATAGGTGTAGCCTTCTACTAAAGAACCGTACAACACAGTCATATCAAAATTATCGCAAAGCCATGTTTGGCCTGATGCTGCTACAGTAATAGACTCTGGGTAATAGAAATAATGTAACTCAAAGTCATATGCCGCTGCAGGGGTGGGTCCGAGAATAAAAGTATCTTGATTAAACAACGCGTAATACTTTGGTATTGCGTAATAAGAAGAGCCGACATTAGGGTAAGCAGCGCGTATATAGTCTACGTCTTTGTTAAGTAAGTATTCGTATACATCATTGACAATTACCGCCAAAGAATAAACTGCTAAAAATTGATAAGGTGATATTGGTGTGTTTAAATATTTTACCCCAGCGGTGCAGTTACCCGTAACGTTCCTTCTAAAATTAGGAAACTGAGCTGAATTATAGATACGTTCTTCAGCTTGCCTAATAAACGTATCAATTTGTTGCTTAGTGGTAAGCGTAGACGTACCCGACCCAGACGAATCCACTCCAGCAAATGCCGGAAAGTCATTCTCAAGATAACCTTGAATTGTCTTAAAAAGGGTCGAGTAGTTCATCAGCCCATCTTTTTAGAAGCACCTGTACCTTTTGTAGCTGCTCCAGTTCCCCGGATCTTTACTGTTTGGGTATTAGGTACGTTATTAGGATAACCGTTATTTGTGTCTTTAACAGGCACAGGTGTTGGCATTTTACTTTGCATCATTTTGCCCCCATTTTGTACTTAAACGATGGTGCTTTTTGATTAGCAACTTTAGCAAGATTGCGTCCTAACTTTTTCATTTCCAAGTTAGTTTTACCACCTTTACGCATTTTGGTAAGTGCTTTACCTGGATGCAAATGTTTTTCATGCTTATGCACAGCGGAAGAAATCATTTTCTTGTCTTGTGCTAGGTCTTTCTTATCCATCACAAACTCCTATGTAACGTTTACGGTAACAGTGCCAAGCGTAATACCAAGCACAAGATTATTAGGTGTTATACCTGTATCGTAAGCTCTTGCCCCACCTACAGGTGCCCATCCCCACTGTATAATTCTACTACCACCAGACGGGTCTCCGCTACCTAATTGTGACGAACTATTGTTGATTTGCAAACCGTTTAACCCTGCAACAGTGTAAGTTGTATCTGGACGAGGGTTACGTACTGCTTGGGGGTCATCTACAGGATACATACCTAACTGCAACTGCGGCTGATCGGGTTCCCAACAATTGTTGCAAACAAGAATATTAACATTCTTGGTCTTGATAACCAACCCACGTAGTTCTTTTAGTTTGTACCGAAACCCACATCTATCGCACTGCGATATAGCATATTTACCTGATGCAAAACGATTAGGCATGACTAGAAAAACATCTGTCTGGGCGCAATACGCAACGGCGCTTTTTCACGATCTTCATCAAGAGCGAGCTGAAGTTGCTCGTCGTAAATTTGCTTAAGTCCCGCCATACGGTTAGCAGCGTCGGGAATCTTCATGGATATATAGTAAGCAAGCCCAGAAACAAGACAATTAATCAGGCGAAATGGGATATCTTGGACATTTGACCCCGTGCCCGCATCCTGCATCCGGCGTAGTCGCCAGTACACAAAGGTGTAGTAGTTGTCTTGGTTTGGTACAGGCCAGACGTTAATGTTTGGAGGCAACACACCCGTGCTCGGATTGGCACCGTTAGGCCGTCCACCGGCTGGATAGGTTTGACCACTCTGCCTGTTAATCCAAACCTGAATAGGTCTACCTTGAGCATTTTTGTTGGGGATTGTGGCGTATGTATCTATAGAAATTCTGCTGATATTAATATCAGTTTGAGGAATACCTGACTGTGTGCGAATAACTTGTTCAATAAGGTCTACAGTATCAACTGGAAGAGCGTAGGTAATAGTACCTGTAGTTAAAGCAATCTGACCTTGCTCAATTGTCCACAAGTTAATGCCACGATTAGCCCATTCTGTGAACATCAAATTTAAAGAGCGACGAGCTGTACGATGCTCGTATCCAGTACGAATCTCTAATCCACAACGTTCAAAAGCTTCTTCAATTAGCTCATTAAGTTCTGGATTAAATGCGACTGTACCTGAAGTGGTCACTTCATCCCTCTAAGCGTTTTAGCAAGCCTAGCTCTTTGTCCAAGTTTGCCGGGAGCTTTTGTAGCTTTGTCCAGCATTTTTGCAGGGATAGGCTTTTTACCCTTGATACCTAGCTGTTCGCGGAGCGCCCCAGGTTTTTTAATGGCAGCTTGAATAAACTTACCATTCTTAAAACCTTCTACCCCACGACCTTTTAATATATCAGCTTTGGTTACTTTACCGTCGTCGTTAAGATCAGGAAATGACTTAGCCATTATCGAAACCTCGCAGTTTTAGCAGCAATCCCTTTAGGTTGCTTAACAAATTGTTTACCAGCTTTTTTACCTGCTCTTTTAGCTCTGGTGGTTGCAGCATATTCAGCGCTTGAAAGAGACTTAATTGCTGCTTCGGGAAGATACCTCTCGCCGGTTTCCGAGGATTTCTTACCGCTTTTGGTTCGCCATTTCTGATCGCCCCAGTTTTTTAACGATTGCTGCGGAGCCTTCAAAGCTTTTCACCTATCTCATACTGAGATAACTTGGCTCTTAGCCTTTCAATTTCTGCATCGCGTTCGGCAAGCTTCTTTTGAAAGCTTTCATTCATATCAACCCACA